CCCTCGATAGCAGGATTGAATACAAGCTCTAACTCAGTATGTGTTCCTTGATCAGACTTTCTCCATTGCATCTCGCCTTTAATTTCTTTCTCAGCAAATTGACTTTCTAATTTATATTGTATTTCTATTTTTTCTTTTTCTTTGTCTCTCCAACTTGGGCTTTCATATTCTTGCAACGTGTCCTTTGCATACTTCAAAGCATCTGCAAGAGATACATCCTCTAGTAAATGTTTATCGCAAGCTTCTTGAACTGTTGTGCCTGCGTGCATTTTAGTATTTACAATTTTGTATTTATCTATTGTTGCTAGTGCTAAATCTCTGTCTCCATCTGTTTCCCCTTTAACAATACCCCATGCTTTTTCTACTCTAGGTCTTATAATTAGTTTGTCATAAAATGTTTTTGCATCGCTTACAGCAGGATTGCTATGGTGGTTGTAATTTTTATTCCATTGACTCATACTGTTATATGTATAATATATCCAGTATATGGTCAACAAGATATATAAATGATATGAAACTAAACGATTACAGATTACAAAAGAATTGGTCTTATGGTCAACTTGCTATGATGACTGGAGCATCTCATGCAACTGTTGTAAGGCGTTGGTGTTTGCCACTTACACACAAAAATAGTATGATACCTGATAAGAAATTTATGTTACAAATAGTGAAACTTACAAATGGAGAAGTACAGCCTAACGATTTTTATTTTGAATAATGTTAGTTGTCTGAAAGTGTCAAAGGTGATTCGATGAGCCAGTATCATATATTTAGAAAAAGCAACAACTGGAATTTGATTGCTTTTAAAAGACCAAATGGCAAGGAATGGGTAGAGATAGAACAAGATATTATTATACAAGCAAGACAAGATTATGACAGAGGGCATATAGATATGTCTCAAAAGAAAACTAGCGATGGATTTACGCACTTGTTAATTAAGAAAACGCAAGACATGATGAACAAACCAAAGAAGCGTAAACCTTACTTTGGAAAGGGGCAGTAATGAAGTATGAGATAGTTATAACCTTGCATTCAAACAGGAAGCCTACGATAACAGAGTTGAACGACTTTCTCTTTTGCAAGATACGAGACAAGGATCTAAAGTACACGATCAATACCAAAGCAGACCCTATGCAACTAACTAAGGAAAGCAATGACAAGAAACAAACATGATTTCTATCCTACGCCCTATAGCATCGTAGATACTGTTGTAAAGCTCATAGACGAGCATTGGGATGTCGATAGGATATGGGAACCCTGTGCAGGGGATATGCGTTTCAGCAACGCTCTGGGCAGGAATAACAGGCAGGTGATTTCTACGGACATCAGAACCAACCAGAACTTCTACTGGTACAAGGAAGCCCTAGCCCCGGCACTAGTAACTAACCCGCCATTCAAGAGCATACGGGAGTTCATAGACCACGCCTTTGCTATCGGAGTACAGCAAATGGCATTGGTATGCCCGGAGCGTCTATGGTCATGCGGTAGAGGGTATGCGCAATGGCACAGGCATAGACCCTCGCAATGGATTAACTTGACGTGGAGAGAGGACTATCTCGGTAAGGGTGGCAAGCCGGATAGAGCGTTGGCTATTGCAGTATGGAACAGTCCGCACGCAGAGCATTGCCAGTATCAGGTGTTGGATAAACTAACGAAGCAAGGAGATATTTATGAGACTCTCTAGAGAGCTAACTAGAGTGGCCGCAAGGGTTAGCATACCACATACTTCTTTTTGTTTTAAAAGGGAAGCTACTAGAGTGTTACTCTCTAGTAAGCTCTCTATAGAGTATGAACTTGAAAAAAGCTCTGTCAAGAGGGAAAATGCAAACCCTAGTAAAACTAGGCTCGGCAAGGATATAAAAACAATAAGTGTGAATGTGCAAAAGGAGAGAGATAATCAAAAGAGCGAATCACTTGATGATAGAGCAACTGATGTTCAAAGATTGTTAGCTAAGACTAGTAAGAATATGAATGCCAACTATCGTCATGCAGTAAAGAAGCGATACCAGATGGATGATTTAGAGTGGAGATTGCAACGTATCTTTAAAAGATTGGAGCGACAATCTAGCAGGCAAACGTATCTTGATACAGTCAAGAGTGTTCGCAGGTTAGATCGTAAACATCAGTTTATTTTTGTAAACAACTATGAGGAGTTATGGTCAATAAAAGGTTAATATCTATGAACTGGGATATGCCCAACATAGATCGTTTATTTAAGGAAGCAGCAGTAACGCTGTATCACTTACCACCTGTTGTTAAAAGAAGGCAGTATAGCTCGGTATGGCCTAGTTATGCTTTGGCAAATGCGTGGAGCGGATATGGTTGGGAAAGCTCGGTAAGGATAGCACCTACTACGGAAGATATAACTCGGTTAGAGTTTGCATTGGAACTCGGTTGGGAACTCGGTAAGGAAGAAAGACAGGTTATATGGTATACAGTTATGAGTGCTGTCAACAGAGAGCGTGGGGCTAGATGGTCGTGGCTAGCGAAACGCTTTCATTGTGATAGTAGAACAGTCAAAAGCAAATATCAAAAAGCCCTTATCAGAGTTTACTATCTCATCAAAGGGCTTCAGAGTTAGATTTAGCTTTGTTTGATCTACTCTTCTTTTTCCTCCTCTACTTTACTAGGGTCATACGCTTCTGGGTCTGTATGACATACGTAATCGCTATGCCAGAACTCCTGATATTTACCATTTTTTTCATACTCTGGTATACCTCCTTTTTTCTTCAAACCATAGTAATTTATAGCGGTATGAAAAGCATCTTGTAATTTCATTATTTCGCCTAAGTTCACATACTCCCAAGCTCCCTCGCTAATTGTATCATCTATAGCTTTTAATTTATTAATTAAATTTAAAGTTACTGCATCTATTTTTGGTTTACTTGTTTTCATTGTTATCCTCCTTGTTGTAATCATTAATAAGCTCTTCAATATACTCCTTGTCTAAACCAAAACTTTCACCCACGCTGATAGCTTCTTTATGTCTACCGCTTGTTATAAGTTTAGTTATATCTCTAGTTAAAAGATCAGCAAAAGCATTCATTGCTATATCAGTTTTAGTTTGTTTAGTCATTTGTTTTCACTCCTACTACTAGCAATGTTAGCTTTTCTGTTTCTTGTATACCGCAATCACAATCAAAAACTTGACATACATCTTGCCAAATATCTCCTTGAAAGTCATCATTGTATAAATCTAAAAACCTTGCTTTCGGTAAAACATTCCAATGCTTTTCTTCAAGTTGTTTTTGTTGCTCGGTAGTTAATGACCATTGTTCTTTGTTATTAGATACATTCTCTGTTTTTATGTTTTCTAATTCCTCTACATAAAATGGATCTAAGTTATTTTCTAATATCGTTATTTGTTTTTGTATGTGTTCTAAATCTTTTTTAGTTACAGATTCAACATCATCTAAACAACACGCAATAGATACACTTGCTTCTTTTAATGCTTTTAATATCTCACCAGTCATAATCATCTCCGTCTAATAAGTTCTCTGACCCTTCTTCCATTTGATACTGCGCATCATCTCCATATTCAGTACCCTCATAGGTAGCTTTAAATTCTGGTTCTTCTATGCATTGAAACTCTCCTCCAGTTCCTTCACAATTCCAAGCCATTTCTTGCATTTGCGATCTAGTAAGTTTTTTATTTGATTCTACTTTGTAATATCTTACATCAATAGTTTGCTCACTAAATCTGTAAGTGTATTTGTATTCTTTTTGTTTACTCATTTAAAAACCCTCCTTGTAAACTCTATAGTTAAGTTTGTTATTGATCATACCGCAGAATATATCATTGGCATAAGCTCGGTTGGTAATAGTTACTTTGTTTGAACTCGGTAAAGTTCCTATAAAGTAGCTCCAAAAGTCTCTGGCTTCCTCGCTCTGAAGAGCAAAGGAAACCTGAGAACTAGACTCGGTAATGATAACGTCTATCATTGTGACTCGCCTATGAAGTGCAAGTCGTTTGCTTTCTTACAATGTTTAATAAAATCTTCTAGCGGGTATTCTGTTTGCTCTTCGTTTGTGTTGTACTCTCTCCCAACTATATCAAAGTTATGATCTACCCAATAAAGGCCATTGTCGTAGTTATCACAATCAAGATTTTTTATTTGATCAACGCCTAGGCTTAACGTTCCGCCCAAAGTATTAGCTATTATTTGAATTAACCTAGCTACTCCATAGTCTTCATCAGTTCTGACTCCGTATTGTTTAGCGGTGGCAAGAAAACCCTCTACGCTATCTCGCCCTCCGTTCCAATGTAAATATATACCGACAGAGTCCTTGTTTTTTATACCCTCTTTAGATATAAAACCAATTACTGCTCTATTACCCATTTTTTATTCTCCGTATTATGTTATTAGCAAGATTGCTAACGACTAGCCCGGGGGCTAGTTTCGTCTATTGAAGACTCTTCAGGTTAGCTATTTATATCAGGGTCAAAGCTTAAGGCTATGCCAATCATAGCAACCGGCATACCGGCAAACAATGACACAAACAAGACTCCCACCATAGCGGGGGAGTCACAGTTGAAAAAACTATAAACAAAAATAAACGTTGATAAAATTAACAATGTTATAAAAAATATTCTAAATATCATTATGCAACCCTCTTTAATTTTTTAGTTTGTAAATCGTGTAAATAATCAACGGCCTTGTATGATTGGCTAAACGCTTTTAAAATTACTTTTGGATCTTTTTCTAGCTGTTTAATCCAATTGTTTAAATACTTTGCGTGATCCGGTCTAGGCTCAACGCTAACATTTAACAAACTACACAATAACGCTGAGCCGGTCTCCGCAACTAACTCTTCAAAAGCGTATTTATCATCACCGAAAGAGTCGCCCTTGATCCTCTTTAGTCTAGACTCTGCTCCCGTCCAATGTACTAGTTCGTGTAGTAGCGTAGAATAAAAAGACTCTTCAGCGGTTGAAGTATCAGAACCAATAAAAGACTCTTTAGTTGGTATCTGTATATAATCCAATTGACGCTTATAACAAGCGACTCCGCCTTTATATTGAATATTCGCTTTTGTATTAGCTACGAATTGCTCACAAAGTTTGTTGCTGAACGTTTCAAATTTAGTGTAATCCTTACCCTTAGCCGGTAACTTTAGACCCTCAACTTGATCCGCATTGAAGACTCTGTAGTATTTAACAAACCATATATTTTTTTTAAGCGGTTGGCCTTTACTGTCTAAAATGCCGGAGTCATCATTTACTAGTAACTTGTCCCAATAAAAAATAGGCGTAGACTTTTCACCCTTTTTTATTTGGTGGCCGAGTCCCGCCCATTGTTTATAAGTAGCCCATTTATTATGCTCATAACCAGAGTCAAGGGCTGACATACTTAATTGAAAAGTATTAAATCCGGTATAGTGTTTTTGGGTAGTGTAATTTATGGGTAATTCGTTACCCATTTTTATAGCCCAAGGCTTGACCCAATCTGTTCCTTGAGTCTTCATTAGACTTATCACTTTGTCCGTAGTTTCTTTTAATAGTTCTTTAGTTTTCATTTTTAACCTCATATTTAATTAACAATATAAACATGATAAGAGTATGACACTTACTGTCAAGATATTTATACAAACAAGTAATTAATGGTTGCTAATGTACTGAAAAGCCTATATTTTGTAATAAAATAACGAATCGTTATTGACTCAAGTTACTCCGCAATAATTAACAATTTAGCGAATCGACCTCATAGGGTGGCTTGAGTATTTATTGTATTAATTGGGTTGGGTGGGTCTTCTGTTTGTCTCAACTACGCATGAGTCCCCCGCTTTTATTTTTGTATTTATAAAGGCTTACGGGTTCATAACCCGTACTATAATATTTATAATCTAGGCTTTGCGTATATATAGACAGTTTTTTGCGTGGCAATGCGTGGCTTTTTTGATTTGCACGACACCCACGCCCCCGCAAACCACCGGCTCGGTTGTATACGTGTGTTATTAGAAAAGGAGAGTGTCTTGCCCACACACATCGAAATACCCTATACACCAAGACCACTACAAGCCAAGCTTCACAAAGAGCTACCAAAGCATAGATGGGCGGTTCTAGTGATGCACAGAAGGTTTGGCAAGACTGTGATGATTATAAATCATCTATTAAGAGAAGCAATCTTGAACAATAGGCCTAATCCTAGGTATGCGTATTTAGCACCTACTTATAGACAGGCTAAGAGTGTTGCGTTTGACTACTTAAAAGATTTTTCTAGGAAGATACCTAATGTAAAGTTCCATGAAACAGAACTTAGGATAGATTTACCTAACGGAGCAAGAATAAGTTTACTTGGAGCAGAAAATTATAATAACCTCAGGGGGCTTTATCTTGACGGCTGCTGCATTGATGAAACGGCAGACATCCCAGAAGCGGTATTTCCTGAAGTAATACGACCTGCTTTATCGGATAGAAACACAAAAGAGAAACCTACGTTCTGTTATTTTATAGGAACACCAAGAGGGCATAATGCTTTCTATGATTTATATGAACAAGCTACACAGAACAAAGATTGGTATAGTGTAGTTTATAAAGCATCAGAGACAGGTATAGTAGACCAAGAAGAACTAGAAGCTGCACAAGCGATGATGACAGAAGATCAGTACAATCAGGAATTTGAATGTAGCTGGGTGGCAAATGTACCCGGCTCAATATATGGCAAGTACCTAGAAGAAGCGATGGAAGAGGGGCGTATTACGAAAGTACCTTATGACCCTTCCTTAAAAGTAGATACCTATTGGGATCTAGGAATTGGCGATAGCACAGCAATATGGTTTGCTCAAAATGATGGGCGTGCCATTAATGTAATTGATTATTATGAAAATAGAAATGAGGGGCTACCCCATTATGTAGATGTACTTCAAAGAAAGAAATACTTATATGGAGACCATGTAGCACCACACGATATAGAAGTACGAGAGTTGGGATCAGGAAAGAGCAGAAGAGAGATTGCTTATGATCTAGGTTTGAACTTTCGAGTAGCACCGAAGCTACCATTAGAGGATGGAATACACGCAGCTCAGATGTTAATACCACGTTGTTGGTTTGATAGTGAGCGATGCAAGATAGGGCTGGATGCACTAAGGCATTACCATAGAGCCTATAACGAGAGAACAAGAAGCTTTCGTAACAGCCCTGTTCACAACTGGTCAAGCCATGCAAGTGATGCTTACAGATACTTGGCTGTAGGATTAAAAGAAAGAAATAGTTGGAGCCAACCCATGCAAAGGATGGCATCTAGTAGTTATAACCCATTTACACACACAGGAGAAGCAGGATGAGTTTTTTATCACCAAAAATGCCGACACCGCCACCACCTCCTCCAGCACCCCCTCCACCAGCAATTAAACCGGTAGAGCGTGCAGAAATAGATAAGGAAGAGGATAGATTAAAAAGAAGAAGAGGTGTGCGTGCCACAATGCTAACTGGGCCAGCAGGCTTGACAGCAGAAGCAGACACAAGTATAACTCCTACATTATTAGGAGGATATTAAGATGGGTGGATTTATAAGTAGGCCATCAAGACCAGCACCGCCACCTGCACAACCTGCACCACCAGTAGTACAACCAAAGGCTGCTATACGAGCAGATGATGATAGTCCTAAATATAGGAAGAGAAGAAAGGTGTCAGGAGAGCGTACTACGATATTAACGGGTACCCAAGGATTAACCGCTACAGGAGATAGCACTTCTGTAAAAACCTTGTTAGGAGGATAGATGGCTGAAGATAAAAAAGCAGTTGCAATCATGCACCAGTTCAAAACTTTGGTAGATCAAAGAAGCAACTGGGAAAGTCATTGGCAGCAACTCGCAGACTTTATAAGTCCTAGAAAAGCAGACATAACCAAGAAGCGTACCTCTGGTGATAAGCGTACAGAATTAGTCTTTGATGGTACAGCTATTCATGCAGCAGAAATGTTGGCGGCAAGTTTACATGGTATGTTGACTAATCCTTCTACACCTTGGTTTAGCTTGCGTTTTAAAGACAGAGAGCTTGATGGAAACGATGAAGCAAAGGAATGGTTAGAAGGGGTAACCGATGTTATGTATGCAGCAATCAATCGCTCTAATTTTGCAGAAGCAGTCCACGAATTATATTCAGACTTAGTGGTGTTTGGCACAGGAGTGATGAGTATAGAAAAGGATGAGCAAAGCGATTTACGTTTTAGCACAAGGCATATAGCCGAATGTTACCTAGCCGAAGATGCAGAAGGTAGAGTAGATACAGTATATAGAAAATTTAAGATGACCTGCATTGCAATGAGAACGATGTTTGGTAATGAA